CTACATCGGAACCTTGACGGTTACCTTGCGGGGGCGTTGGCCATTGCCCTGAACGAGCACGGTGATGATGCATGAATCGCCCGAAGGCTGCACGGAAAGAAGCTGGCCGCCCGTCTGCTCGACGACCTGCTGCGCGGCGGCGCTGCAATCGCCAGCGACGCGCACCACAAGCGTGCGCGAGTCGTCCGGTGAGGGCGCCGATACAGCCAGCCCTGCGGCCAAGGCTACGACGCTCAGAGGAGAGGCCATGTGCAATGCTTCCAACGTAATTCCAACCTGGGCCGACTATGTACTCACGTGACCTGAATGGCAAATGAATGCACTGTAATGACGGTGGTTTAGAACAATTCTCGACTGTATTGCCGCAACGATATTCACAGCCAAAAGACGAGGCGGCGGAAGCTCTTGATATCGCTGCCGCCGCCCTCCCGAAATGCTCGATCAGCGGATCGCCGTACTCGCCGTCAGCCGTCCATAGACGGCCAGAAGCCCGCCGATGGCGCCGGCGATATTGACGAGAGAATCGACGACCTGGCTCTGGTCGCCGGCGTCGATATCGATGCCCGCCGCGTGCAGAACGGAAGCGCCGATCGCAATCAGCGCACCCCAGATCGTCTTCGAATGATACCAGTCCTTCAAATCACCCATGACCATTCCTTTCGTTGAAAATCACATCGTCATCGTTGCGACCGCCGGAATGCCGAGCGGCATCCGCTGCCCCATCTGCCTGACCCGTATCGTCAGCGCGCTCTGCACACTGCCGAAGTCGGCAAGCTCGTCTGTGAGCGGATAGGTCCATCGCGGCACGCCGATCTCCACCTGCCGCACCACCACCCCATCAGCCATCACCTCGATCCGGTAGCGTTCGAAGGGTTCATCGAGCGGAATATCCGCCGCGATCCAGTTGTCGGCATCGACCCGGCCGCACCGGATCCACGAAAACTCGACCGCCCCCGCCTCGCCCCGCGCCGCCCTCAGATGAACCGGAGAAAGCGGCGTCTCCGCCCGCAGCCCGCCCTCGAAGGCGAAGGGACCGGCCTTGCCGCTCACACCGGCTGCCTCGGCAATCCAGTTGAGCCGCAGCCCCATCTCATCGGCCGTAAGCCCAAGCGGCACAACGGCATCGTCGAGCATCACCACGGACGCCCCTGAAACGGCACCCGCCGCCACCGCATCGTCGGTTCCCGCCAGCGCCCGCAGCAATCCACCAAGCCGCCAGCGCCCGGCGCTGATCTCCTCCGCCTGCCGGAACCCGATCACCTCCCAGCCGCCGTTGTCGGCTGCCACCGCGATCAGGTTTTCGCCATTCAGCACCGACACAGCCGCCGCCGAGGACAGCGCGCCGAACGGCAGATCGATCTCCAGCTCCTGCGACCAGTCGAACCGCCCCCGGACACCCGACGTCAGCGGCGCCGTAAGCGTGCCGATCCGCGCCGGGCGCTCGGCCAGCGCCCGCCCGCGATACCCCTCCTCGCTCACCGAGGAGGACAGCCCGATCATCCGCCAGGGCTTTGCAAAAACCGCTGCTCGCGCAAAACTCGCCGCCTCGCCCGCCGCAAAGCGCGGCAGATCCATCAACTCCACCAGCGGTGCAAACAGGCTTGAGGGATCGCCGGCGCCGTTCTTGCCGCCAGTCTCGCTTGGCGGCGCGGCACCCGCCGATGGCGCGAACTCGCGCGCCTCGACCTGCCTCACCGCACCGTCCTCGATCGAGCCGATCAGAAAGCGCCCCTCCGGCCCATCCGCGAAGGTCACGACATCACCCGGCTGAAAACCGAGCTCAGCGGGCGCCAGCGAGAAGCGCACCGAGCGCCTGCCGATCCGGTTGTCGCGCAGCAGCGCTTCGGCTGCATTCAGCGCCGTCTCCTCCGCAAGCACCGCCGAAAGATCGCTCTTCAGCACCCGGCTCGTCGCCGATTGCGCCCGGTGCGATCGCACACCCGCCTGTTCGTAACCGAGATCGGGATTGTAGAAGGTGATGACGGCCTCGGCCGCATGGTCGCTATCGTGCCCGCGCGTCTCCTGCCACAGCGGCCGGTCCTCGATATCGGCCAGCACCGCAACCTCCGTCGCCGGCAAGCTCGCCCGGCCGCGCGAACGGAACCGCAGCAAGCCGCCGTCTTCCACCGCATCGATCTGGAAAGCCTCCAGCAGTGGCTCGACCAGCCCGCGCGCCGTTGTGATGTCGCCCTGCACATAACCCGTGAGGTCGCCGGACACTTCCGAAACATCGAAATCCTCGAAGCCGTGATCGCGAAACACCGCCGCAATCACATCCGCCAGCGTTCCTGCCCCCAGCCTGCCATTCAGCCAGTGGCCCGTTCGCCAGTTCCCGCCATCGCTCCAGACGCCGCCATCCAGCGGAAAGGCCGGATAGGGCCGCGCATCCCATGACCAGACGAAGATGCGCCCCGGATCGACCATGCCATCGGGCGCCTCATCACCCTGCCACCAGAGATGATGCGCCTCCAGAAACCGCCGCTGCATCGTGTCGGAGCGCATGCGGTTGGAGAAGCAGGGAACCGCGCTTTCGGCCGATTTCGGATCGGCAAACACATTCGGCTGATTGCCGCCCTTGTCGATCGCCGCGCAGCCGAGCTCGGTGAACCACACCGGCTTCATCCGCGCCTGCCAGGCCGTCGCATCAGCCTTCTCGACGCCACCGATCCGCTCGCAATGCCGGTTCGCCCACCAGCCCTCGATATCCTTGTANCGATAGACCCAATGCTTGCCCGCAAGCCCGTCGCTGATGGGCNCCCGCGTCCGGCTCGCCCGCGCCGCATCGTCGGCATAGTACCAGTCGAAGCCCTCGCCAGCGGTGATACCGGCGATCAGCCCATCACGATCATCCGCCGTCCGCATCCCCTCTGGATTTACCCCCGCCAGATCCGCATCCCGCCAGTCGGAGAGCGGCATGTAATTATCGATCCCGACGGCATCGATGGCGCTCGATGCCCAGAGCGGATCCAGATTAAAATAGACGTCGCCGCTGCCGTCGTCCGGCCGGTAGCCGAAATACTCGCTCCAATCGGCCGCATAGGTCAGCTTCGCCTGCGGCAGCAACGCTTTCACATCCGCCGCCAAGGCCGTCAGCGCAGTGACAAACGGAAAAGCCCCCGTCTCATCGCGCACCTGAGTCAGCCCCCTCATCTCTGAGCCGATGATGAAACCCGAGACACCACCCGCCGCCTTCGCCAGCTGCGCATAATGCAGGATGAAGCGCCGATAGCTCTCCTCGCTGCCGTTGTAGCTCACCCGCTGGCCGGAAATGCTGAAATGCCCCGCCTGCGCCGCCCCTCGAAGGGCCTGGATCTGCGCCCGCGCCGCCGCCGTCCGGTCCACCGATCCCGGCTCTCCGATCGCCGGATGGCAGGTCACTCGCCCGCGCCAGGGATAGGCCGCCTGCCCCGTCCCCCCATAGGGATCGGGCAGCGCATTGCCGCCGGCAATATCCATCATCACGAAAGGATAGAGATAGACCTCCAGCCCCCTCGCCTTCAGATCGGCAATCGCCGAAACGACGCTCGCATCATCCGGCGTACCGCCATAGGCCGGCCCGCCGTCGCGGCGACTGACGAGATACGCCTCGTTGCGCGATACACCGGAGACAGACCACGGGCTGCTTTCGCCATTCCTCGCGCTAACCTCGACACCCGGAACGATCCGGCAATTGCCGGCCCTGAGGTCGGTGCCAAACCAGGAGACGACAAGCGCCACACGCTCCAGCTTCGGGCAGACCGCCATCAGCTCGTCGATCGAGACGTCCCAGTCCGTCAGCCCCTGCAGGCTGTTGCGGTTAATCACCCGGGCGCTCCCAGCCCCCGTCTTCTCCGATACCGCCACCGTCCGGTAGCCATGCTCGGTCGCACCGGGAATGATGCAGACCGCCCGCACATGCTCTTCCAGCGCGCCGACGGCCCGCACCACTTCGAACTGAAGCAGCGGAATACGGTTGCCGTAGTTGTCGAGTGGCAGCCGCTCGAAGACGGCATAGGCAAGCCCGCGATAGGCCGGCGCCATGCCCGCCCCCTGCTTCGCCTCGATCAGCGGATCGGGCAGCTGCGTCGCATCACCCCTGTAAACCCGCATCTCGATCTTCGTCAGATCGAGCTCCTTGCCATCGGCCCAGACGCGCCTGACACAGGCAATCGGCCCCTCGCAGAGCCCGACGGCGAAATTCGCGAAATAGCGGAAACTCTCGACCGTCGGCCCGGAGGAAGACTTGCCGCCGGTGCGCTCACGCGTCACCTCCTCCTCGAAGCGCGTCGCCCAGATCATCGTCCCGCCGATCCGCACCGCGCCATAGACCCGGTTGATCGACGTGCCCTCGTCCGCACCCGGAATGCGTGCCGTCGAAAGCCGCGAGCCGCGCACCGTCTGCCCGCCGCCGATCAGAGCGCGGTCGAGCGCATTGCCCGCCAACGCGCCCGCCGCCCGGCCGATAATTGCGCCGACAGGCCCGAAAACGCTGCCCAGCGCAGCACCCGCCGCCTGCAGAAGGAGAGTGGCCATGAAAACCTCGCAGCGAGCCACCAGCGCCGTTCACACGGCACTTGCTTTTTCCCGCAATGATTGCGTTAGATTGCTGCAGTCGTGAGCAGAAGCAGAAGCGCCGAGACCAGCCGGCGCACTGGAGAGGATAGGCCTCTCCAGCCTCGGCAAGGGCCTTGCTCTCGATCAAGGAGGTGATGCGATGTGGTTCTTGCCACTCAGTATCACGCTTAGTGTGAGGAAAACCCGGACGGGCTGGTCTATAGCCATCCGGGTCCAATTCCACACATAAGCAAACGGTGGGCGGAGCTGGAACTCCGCTCACCGCTCCTGAAACATACAGGCATGCGCTTCAATTTTCAAGTTTCGGCACAACCTCCGGGAACCGGAATACCGCCGTTACCCGCCGCCGCCAGCTCGGCACCAAGGCGGAGCGGATCACCGCCGCCTGCTCATAGGCATGGATGAAACTTTTCTCTCCGGCAAAGATGCCGGCATGCTTGGCCGCCACATCCGGCCGCCAGCGAAACAGCATGAGGTCGCCCGGCAGCATCGCCTCGGCGGACAATGGCTCCCCGAAATGCCTGAGGGCGGCATCGAGCAAGCGATCCTGCCCACTGCGTTCGGCCCAGTCCCGCGCATAGGGCGGCGGCATTTCCGGCTCAAGGCCGTAGAGCTCCCGCCAGATGCCACGGATCAGCCCCAAGCAATCGCAGCCGATCCCCCTGGCCGAAGCCTGGTGCCGGTAAGGCGTGCCGATCCAGCCCTCGGCCGCGGCGAGCGCCCTCTCATGGATAGCAGTCATCTGAACAGCGCGCCTCCGTCATGGATGCTCTCGCCATCCGCATAGGTATAGGCAAAGTCGGCGCCCGGCATATGCGGGAAGCCGCGGAAATTCCGTTGGTTGGCGAATGTCGTCCTGCAGGTGACAAAACCCTTGTCGCATCCCGCTGTCATCCGCACGGCATCGCCCACGTCGGGCGCCCGCGCCAATGGCAGCCACAGCGTCACCTCGACATCCGCACCGGCCGAAGAATGCGCCTCGATATCCAGCCGCTCACCCACGCTTGGCCCGCCGAGGAACTCAAGGCTGCCATAGCGAAACAATCCGTCGGCGAAAGGCGCAAGCCCCGACACGACAATCCGCGTCGCATCGATCACCTCGGCCACGATCCCCTGCCGCCGGAATGCGCCCTGCCCCAGATCGACGCCGCATCTTGCATCACCCAGCGCCGCATCGCAGCGGCGGCCATAGAGGCGCCCCTGCGGCTGGTTCAGCCGGTGGGCGAAGCTGCGCAGCTCGGCGCGGAATTCGCCCTCACTGCGCGTCACCTCACCGATCTCCTGTACCTTCAACAGCAGATGCTGTTCCGGTGCCGCCCAGTTGACCAGGAACACTTCGACCCGCGCCCCATCATAGAGCCCGCGCTGCAGATCGGTCTCGCGGATCGCCTCGCTCGAAAAGCCCCCCATCACCTCGCTGGTCGCCGCAGGCAGACCGGCGCCCTCCTCCGTGCCGCTCGCGGAAAAGCCGCTCGCCGCCAGAAAGTCCGTCCCGGCAAAGACGAGATCGCCATCATGCTCGGTGAAACCCAGCACCACCCCATCGCGGCGCGTCACCCGCCAGGCATGGCAAACCGTCGTCGCACCCCCGTCGAGATGCGCCTTCAACCCGGGATCGATCTCTCTCATGGCAGGATCTCCATCAGCGGAATGGCCGGAATGCGCCCGGCATTGAAGGCCGTCAGGTTGACGTCGATCCGCCCGGTCGCGAAGCGCACGGGAACATCGAACTCAAAACCCGCCGTCACGCTCGCCCCCGCGGCCGGCACATGCCCGGACGCAAAACTGACAACGCCGGTCACCACATCGCAGGAAAAAGTCCCAGCTGCTTTCACCACACCATCGACTGCAACCACCACCGTCCCGGCCACCGGCTTGGCGATGACGCGCAGGCTACTGCCGCCCGCATCGCCATAAGTTTTCGCCAGCTGGAAATCCGCCTTCGCTCCGTCGCCGATCCCGAGCGCCTGATCCAGCGCCGTCACCGGCTGATCCGGCCGCCCGGAGCGGCAATCGAGCGGATCACGAAAACGGAAGCCGTAAAGCTCGCCGCCGCGTGCCTCGAAGAATTCCAACACCTCGTAGAGATCGCCGATCGAGCGGATGCCCGAGCCCGCATCGTAAGCGCGCCTGGCATTACGCCAGCGGCTGTTACGGCTCTCGCGGCCGTTGGAAAGATTGACGATATCGGTCCGCCGCACCGGCCCGCCGCTCGTCGATAGCGATAGCCGCAGCGGAAACCGCACCTCATGGAAACCGGCCATCTCAGCCTCACAGGTTGCGCTGGCCGCGCATCGCCGTGCGCGCCAGCATCGCCGAAATCTGCGCCTCGCTCTTCTGAAAGCTCTGCGCATCCGTCGCCGTGACGTTGAAAACGATCTGCGGCCCGCCACCGTTACCGGCGGCAGCAACCCCAAGCGCCCCATCCGGCCCACGTCTCAGCGGCAGGATTGCCTCGCTGCCCGCCTCGCCCATCAGCCCGATATTGCCGCCCATCGGAAAATAGCTCGGCGCCGAAACCACGCCGCCATCGGCAAAGGGCAGAACCTTGCCGATCCCGCCCGCGATCCCCGACATCGCACCGCCGATCAGCCCCTCGAGCGGCTTCATCCCCGCCGAAAGCGCGATGTCGGCGAGCCGGTTGCCAAGCAAGCGCAACACGTCGTCCAGCCCCTTGCCGCCGCTGACGGCACTCCTCAGTGCGCCGCTCAGCGCCGAGCCGAAGGAGCGCGACCGCCCCTCCAGATCCTCCAGCGCCCGGCGCAATTCATCGGCCTGCCCCGCCATCTCGGCGAGCCCGGTGTCATCGTCTTCCATCGATGTCTCCTGAATATGTGGGCTGTGTCAGCTCTTGTCCGGCATCGCCAAAAGCGCCAGCCGCAGGATCTCTCCCATCCTGACATGGCTGACGCCCGGACCAACCCTGAGCGCCGTCGCCGACCGGTGGACCACCACGAGATCGAGATCCGGCAGCACGATCAGATACTGGCCGCCCCAGCCGCTGGCGTAGTAGATCGGCACATGCACCGCCATCGCGTCACCGGGCGCGTGTGCCTCGGTGATCCACCACAGCAGTCCATAGGCCCACCCCTCGCCAACCGCTGAGTGCGGGCGCACGCTGTCGCGCACCCAGCTCTGTGGCACCAGCTGCGTCGCGCCCCAGCGCCCATGCCGGAGATAGAGAAGCCCGACCCGCGCCAGATCCCGCGCCGAGAGCTGGATCTTGTAGACCGGATGCATGGATTCCGGCCCATGCTGAAACCAGCCGTCGCCGGCAACGCAATCCTGCATGCGCAGCGGCCGGGCCACGCGCGACGCCAGCGCATCCAGCACGGTCTCGCCGGTCGCCCGCTCGACGATCGTGCCAAGCACGTTGAAATCCCAGTTGTTGTAGAACCAGTGCGCCCCCGGCGGATGACTGCCTCTGTCAGGCCTGCCGTTCGCCGTATCGTAGACCGACGGCAGATAGACGCCGGAGCGCGCCCGCAGCAGATCCATCACCGTCGCGCTGCGCTCGCTGGCCGTCAGCGGCGCCATGTCGTCGATGTTGAAATCGGCCAACGTCTGCAGCGGATCGATCCGCCCTTCAGCGATCAGCATGCCGTAGAGCACGTTGACCACGCTCTTGCGCACCGAAGCAATGCTCGACTTCAAGGCAATATCGCCCCAGCGATAGATCATGCGCCCGCCCTGGACGATCATGAAGGCACTGCTCTCGCCCTTCTCCAATTCGGCGGAAAGCGTCGCCAGCCGCTCCTCGGACCAGCCGAACAGCGAAGCCGGCCGCTCGTCCCAGTCACCGAACGGAAACACGACCATTCCCTTCGCAAACATGCTGTCCGACTGCGCCATCGCCGCTCCGAATCCGATGCCACGAGCATAGCACGGGCGGAGATCACCTCACCCATCCGGAAACCGCGCCATCATCTCGCCCAACACAGCCCGCGAAAGCCCCGGCGCGCGCGGCGCCAATCCGCCGGCGGCGGCATGCAGCTCCACCGGCGTCATCGCCCAGAAGGTCTCGGGAGGAAGCCGCAGCAGGCAGAGGCCGGTGTGTAGTGCGCCGGCCCATGGGAACGGGCCGGGGCGCCCGGCCCCTATGCCTGCTGCGGCTCCAGAGGGCGGAGGGAGGTCTTTTCCGCCCCTGAAGGGTCCGCGAATGTCGCCACCAGCAGGTCGCCGACGATACCGGCGAAACCGGCAATGCCGCCCTCGATGCTCGCTTCTGCGACATCCTGATCCGAATAGAGATTGCCGCCGCCGCGCAGTCCTGCGCCGATGATGCGGATCATGTCGCCCGCCTTCAGCCGCCCGGCCGAAAAGCGCCCGGCAAGATCCGTCAGGTCATCGGCGGCAAATGCGGTCTCGAGCTCGGCCAGCGCCCCGAGCGTCAGGCAGAGAATGCGCCTTTCGCCATCGACGACGGCCTCGATCTCGCCGCGCCTGCGGTTCGCCCTCGCGCCCGCGCCGCCCATCAGAGCGCCCCGAAGAGAAGTGCACCGGCCGATTCCAGCGCCAGCTCGAAGGTCACCTCGCCATCATGGGCGCCGGAATATTCGAGCGCCGTCACCTGGAAGGGACCGCTCACCGTGCCGAAATCCGGCACCGCAATCTGCCAGCTGAGGATCGCCCCATTGAAGAACGCCGCCCGCACCAGCCCGTCCGACGCCGCATCCTTGAAGATGCCCGCCCCCGAAACCGAAGCCCGCTGCACGCCCGCGCCACCCAGCAACTCCCGCCAGCGCCCGGCGCTCTCCGCATCGGTGATATCCACCGTCTCCGCATTGAAGGCGAGCCGCTTCGACCTGAGCCCCGCCACCGTCTCAAACGCCGCCCCGTTATGGACCTTCAACAGCAGATCCTTACCCTTCTGCGCCACCATGTTTTTGCCCCTTCCGCCAATGATAGGAGCGCCGTGGACGCCCCGGTCTCTTCCCTCATTCCTGTGCCCGTCACAGGAATCCAGCCGCCGCGCGTCTGCGCGGCGAGAAGACTCCATGTCTTTTGAAACCCGCTAGCTCCGTGCCTGCAGCCCCCTCATCCGCCCTTCGGACACCTTCTCGATAGGGAGCGAAAGGACATGCAACCCCTAAACTCACGCCCCAGGCACCCACCTTCCCCCACCCCACCAAACCTGCTAAGCCACCACCATTTCCAGCACCCAAAACACTTCCAGCACCAATGCCAAAACTCCCGCTCCGCTCGGCGCAGACGATCGCCGTTCTCGCCGTCACCCAGCTGATCGGCTGGGGCACGACCTTCGACATGCTCGGCGTCATGGGCCGCGTCATCGCGCCCGATCTTGATATCGCCAACGAGATCGCCTTCGCCGGGCTCACCCTGATGATGGTCGTCAGCGCCCTTGCCGGTCCCGCCACCGGCCGCTGGCTGGCGCGCTATGGCGCCGCCCGCGTGCTCGCCGCCTCGTCGATCTGCTTTGCCATCGGCCTCCTGCTGCTCGCTGCAGCAAACGGCATCGTTCTCTATGCCGCCGCCTGGACCGTCATCGGTCTTGCCGGCGCGCTCGGGCTTTCGGCGCCCGCCTATACCGCCGTCGTCGAGCGTGAGGGACTGAACGGCAAGCGCATCATCGCCATCCTCATGCTGTTTACCGGCCTGTCGGCGACGATCTTTTGGCCGATCCTGACGGAGCTGACGCATGCCTATGGCTGGCGCATCACCTTCGTCATTTCGGCGGCGCTCCATATTCTGATCTGCCTGCCGCTGCATCTCTTCGCGCTGCCGAAACCCGCAGCCGAACACACGCAGGGCGCCGCCGCCGAGACCCCGCCGATCCATCTCACCGAAGAGCAGCGCCGCAAGGCCTTCCTGCTGCTCGCGATCTCGACGACGCTCTGCACCTTCATCAGCTTCGGCCTGTCGCCGTCGCTGATCGAGGTCTTCCATCAGGCCGGCGCCTCTCCGGCGCTCGCCCTGCAGCTCGGCTCGGCGCGCGGCGTCATCGCCATCTCCGCCCGCGGGCTCGACATGCTGCTCGGCAAGCGCGGCAATCCGATCCTGACATCGATCACCGGCATCGCCCTGATGGCCGCAAGCTTCCTGCTGATGCTACTGGCGCCGGGCTCCACACCCGTCCTCGTCGCCTTCATCCTGATGTACGGCTTCGGCACCGGCGTGCTGACGGTAGCGCGCGCGCTATTGCCGCTCACCTTCTTCTCGGCGAAGGAATACGGCCTGCAGTCGGCCCGCCTCTCGACCCCGCAGAACCTTGCGAACGCCGTCGCACCCGTGGTCTTCACCGCGACGCTCGACCGCGGCGGCACGGGCCTGACGATCGGCATCTGCCTGGTGCTCGCCGCCATCGCCCTCGTCCTGATCTTCCGCCTCGCCACCATGGTCAGGCAGGCTGAGCCGGTTCCGTCACTGCCCTGAAGCGCATCTCGGCCATATGCATTTTCGTCTTCGCCTCGCGCCGCGAGCGCGTTATCCGATGCTGCAGCGTCACCAGATGATGCCCGGCAAGCGCCAGCGCGACGCCATCGAGCAAGCCCGCAACGATCCCCGCGATCTCGCCCGCCACCCTGCGTCCGCCATCCTCGACACAGATCTCCAGTGAAAACAGATGCTCCTCCCCGGCCTCGCCAAGGATCACCGCCCCGCTCGTCATCTCGCCGATGACGATGCACGGCACCTTCCTGCCGGCGATCAACCGGTCGCGCACCCCATCGGCATCGATCAGCGCCGAAAGCCCGGCATCGCCGGAAAGCCGCGCATGGACAGCCGTCAAAAGCTCATTTGCCGCGCTCATCCGCAGCCTCCTTCCGCCGCTCCTGCGAAACCCTGGAAAGAAAAGCTGCGAGATCGCCAAGCGTCACCGCCAGAACCGCCGTCATCGACCCTCCTCCTCGCAGAGACAGGCGAGATAGCGCCCGCCTTCATCGGGATCGCGCAGGCTGCGGATCACGAAAACTCGCTCCCCCTTGCGCAGCCGCATGCCGCTCCTGATGCCGGTGCGAAACCGCACCCATATCCGGTGCGTCAGCGTCACCAGATCGGACCCCGCCCGCTCCTCGCTGGTCTCGCCGAGCGGCTCGATCCGCGCCCAGAGCGAAGCCACCGCTTCGAACGAGACACTCGCCCCGCCCTGCCCATCCGCCAGCTCGACCGGCCGCTCCAGCACCAGCCGCGCGCTCAGCGCACCGGGATCGAGAACCACCGCCCGCATCAGAGCCGCCTCATCAGGAACGGTGCAATCAGCCGGTCATAACCGTCAGGAATACCCGCCGGCTGATCAGCCGTTGCGACAGCGCCGCGAAATGCGAACATCTGCGCCACATGCATCAGCATCGCCCGCTTCAGCACATCCGGCACCTCGGCCCCGCTCTCGCCGAACCCCACCGAAAAATCGATCTCGACCCCGTTGATAGCGCGCGCCACACCCTCGCCCCGCTTCAACAGCAGCCGCGCCGGCCGGGCCTGACGATCGAGCACATGCCCCTCCACCGGCCAGGAAACCTCCTCGCCACTCGCATCATAAAGCGTCACGCTTTCAATCGCTTGCACCGGCCCCCTGGCAATCTGAATCACCCCATCTTCAGGAACTGAATCAAGATAGAGCCGCCATCCCTGCGTCATCAGACAAAGACCGCCCACCCGCTCCAGATGCTCCCGCGCCACCGAGATCAGCGAGAGGAGCAACGCATCCTCCTCCGCCCCTTCCAACCGCAAATGCGCCTTCACCTCCCCAAGCGTCAGCGCCTCCGCCGACGGCGGAGTGATCAATGCATAGGTCATCGGAAATTCCTTTTTGGTATGTGGATGGGGTGGAGAGCGTTCCAACAAGACCTCCCTCATCCCTGTGCTCGTCACAGGGATCCAGCGCACCCAAGTCCTTGGGTGCGGGAGACTCTTCCTCTTTGGCTTAGGAGTTATTCACCGCGCAGACGCGCGGTGGCCTGGATTCCTGTGACAAGCACAGGAATGAGGGCGGTGGAGGGAAGCGAGCCGTGAGCCATCTAAAGTCAGTGACTGCAGCCCCCTCATCCGACCCTTCGGGCCACCTTCTCCCCGCTGGGGAGAAGGGAAAGAGAGAGTGCGGCAAAGTCCCTTCTCCCCTCGGGGAGAAGGTGCCCGGCAGGGCGGATGAGGGGGCCACACCCACCGCGCCCGAACCAACTATTCGCTATTCGCTACTCACTACCCCCTACTCACCCCACCTCAACTCACCCCAAACTTCACCACCTTGATCGCCTCGAAATTCTGCACCCCGCCGCCGACCCTCTTGGTCGTGTAGAACAGCACATACGGCTTCGCCGAATACGGATCCCGCAACACCCGCACCCCGGTGCGATCCACCACCAGATACCCCGCCCGGAAGTCCCCGAAGGCGATCGACAGCGAACCCGCCGCAATATCCGGCATGTCCTCGGCTTCCGCGACCGGGAAGCCCATCAGCGTTGCCGCCTGGCCTGCCGCTGCCGGCGGCTGCCAGATGTAGCGGCCGTCGGCATCCTTCAGCTTGCGCACCGCCGCCTGCGTCTTCCGGTTCATCACGAAATTGGCGTTCTGCCGGTACCCCGCCTTCAGCGCATAAACGGCATCGACAAGCACATCCGAAGCGCCGCTCGCGGCAAAGGCGCCGGCCGCCCCGGTCGGGATATAGCCGAGATTGCCCCAGCTCCAGCTGCCCTCGGCCACCGCGCTATAGGCGAGAAACCCTTTCGGCTTGTTGGTGCCGTCGCCGGAGACGAAGGCCGTGCCCTCCTGTTCGGCAAAGACGGTATCGACCTCGCCCGAAATCCAGGCCTCGATATCGACGGCGGCATCGTCGAGCAGCGCCTGCGTCGCCGCCGGCATCGCATAGAGCTCCATCGTCGGGAAGGAGAGCTCGGCGAGTTGGGCATTGCCCGTCTGCGGCCGCGCCGCCGTCTCCGCCACCCAGCCGGACGCCATTCCCGAGGTCGAGAACGGCTTCTTCAGCACCGAGCCGGACACCTGCCGCACCGTCGCCAGCGACCGGATCGGCGAGACGACCGAAAGACGCCGCCCGATCTCGGTATCGGTCTCCGGCGGCACCAGATAGCCACCATCGGCACCGGTACCCGATGACATCGCCTTCGCCTCGATCTCGCGCAGCCCCGCCTCGTCGCCGCGGCGGATATAGTTCTCGAAAGCCGCCTTGTGCTCGCCATTGTCCGACGCGCCAGCGCCGGAGCGTCCGAGCGGCGGGCGCGCCTTCTTCAGCACCAGCTGGTCGAGCACCTTCTTCTGCTCGTCCATGGCGCGGTTGATGCGGTCCATCTTGTCGCGGGTCACGACATCGTCGGTGAACTTCGCCTCGATCTCGCCGAGACGCCGGTCGTTGGTTTCCTTGAAGGCCTCGAAGGCTTCCATGAAATCGTCGAAGGCAGCCGTCATCGTCTCCGGCACCGCCTTGATCTCGGGTGCCGTCTTCGCAGTCATCTCGCTCATTTGTCGATCCTATCTGAAGGTTTCGGTCAGCATCTGCCGCGCCGCCCGGCGCATGGCGCGGACGAGCTCGGTCTCCTTGTCGCGGAACCACCGCGCATTCTTGATGTTCTGCACGCGCGCCGAAGGCAGCATCGGGAAGGTCACCACCGAGATCTCCCAGAGATCGGCCTCGATGATCCGCCTGACACCGCTCTTCGCATCCGTCCGCGCCCTGACGGTCCGAAAGCCGATCGACAACCCGTCGAGCGCCCCGCTCTTGATCAGCTGATGCACCTCGCGGGCCCGCGCCACGCCATCGGCAAGCACGCCCTCGACATAAAGCCCCCGCCCATCCTCGCGAATGGTCTTCCACGCGCCGATCGGCTCGGACGGATCATGCTGAAACAGCATCCTGACCCCCTCCGCGCCGCGCTCCGACAGGGACTTGCGAAACGCCCCGCGCTCCACCTGATCCTTGCCGAGATCGACCTCGCCGAAGACGCTAGCATAACCCGAAAACGTCCCGTCGCGCCGGACACCGCGCAGCTCCAGATTGGCAAATTTGCGCGTCTCCGCGCCCATGAGCGATGCGGCCATGGTTGGTGCTCCTGATTGTGAAATGAGAAAGGCTGGCGGGGGATTGCGGTCGCGAATAGGGAATAGCGAATAGCGTCGACTGCGCTCGACCGAGCTTCATCGGCAAGCGCCAAAAACTATTCGCTATTCGCTACAAACTATTCGCTACTTCCACCTCTTCGCCACCCGCGCCAAAACCCCAAGCCCCCACCAGGCACAGAGGCTCGCCGCGGCCGAACCCGACAGCATGACCTCGGAGGCCGAGAGCCGGTCGGCAATCCCCAGCCGCTCCGCCAGCCAGATCCCGGTGCGACCACCGAAGATCAGCCCGCAGGAAAGCCCAGAGAAAAACCGGCTCGCCGCCTCGTGCCTGCTCTTCGGCAAGAGATAGATCAGCGACACCGCCGCCCCCGCCGAAGCCCCCAGCGCCCGGCTCGCCCAGAGCCCGCCATCATTGGAAAAGTCAGCCAT